TTAAAAAATATTTTCAATAATTCCAGTAGCTTTTTTCATCATGTCATCTGTTACATGAGAATATGTTCTCATAGTCTGTTCTACATCATGCCCAAGTATTTTCGCTGCAGTTTTAAAATCAATTCCAGAACTTATTAACAATGTAGCATAAGTATGTCTTAACTCATGCATAGAAATTCCAGCCAATTCTCTTAATTCAGAATTTAAATATTTATCGATACTACTAGCATTAAAAGGTGCAACCCTATTGTAAATATCAGTAGGATTATTTTTTTTGTAATTTTTAAGTTTATTTACAACGTTTTTAGATATTGGTATTATTCTATTAGAATTTTTACTCTTAACAGATCCGAATCCGGATTTTCTGTTTTTTAAAATTTTCCATTGCTTATTTACATTTAAAGTATTATTTTTAAAGTCAACATCATTCCATGTCAATCCCAATATTTCTCCCATTCGCATACCAGTATTTGCAGCCATGAACGCAACTATATAAAATCTATGGTCTTTTAATTTATTTAATAATACAGATACTTCTTTTTTTGTTAAAGCTTTTTTAGTGGTTTCCGTCTTTTTCTTAGGAATTTTTATATTTGTAGTAGGTAATTCTGTAATTAAATTTAAGTCGTCTCTAACATATTTAAAAAATGTATTAATTCGTCTTAAATACGTTTCTATTGTGAAAAATTTAAGATTCTTTTTTATGCACCCATCAATAACTTTTTGTATGTCATATTTCTTTATATCTTTTATTTTTTTATCATTTAATACTTTAAATTTTTTAAAACAAGTTTCATAACTCTTAACAGTAAGATATTCCTTATATAACATTATATGTTCACAATACATTTTAGAAATTTCTTTAAACGTTTTTTCACTATCATGTATATCAACATTATTTTTAATACTAGATTTTAAATCTTTTATCATTTTTTCTATAATTGGTTTACCATCTTTTTGAGTTTTAAAACCTTGTTTACTCTTTTGTTTCCATTTCCCAGTTGAATCTTTATAACTAATAATAAATTGCCAACCTTTATCTTTTTTTCTCCAAGTTACATTATAATCCATTATCTTCACCTTTCTTTTAACGCTCATATAGGGCATTTTATTTTATTATATATAAGAGTATATAAAATGCATCACAGAGGGCTATTTCAAGGAATTAACCCTCAGCTATCTCTTGTGTAATACTTTCTAATACTTCGATTACTCGTTTTAAGTTTTCTTCATTTTCCTCTGGGGTGATATCTGGTTCTATGATAATTATTTTTGGCATTTTATCACCAACTTTCTTAAAAATAATAAATTTATACTACATCTGTCACACCTTTTGTCACACTTTTTAATAAATGAAATCTAGTAATACCAAGCTTTATATCTATTTTGTGACAAACAAAAGTGTGACAATATATAATATATTTCTTTATATAATATATAAAAAGTTATTTTAATTTTATTTTATATAAAGAAAATTATTTTATCTGTAACTCTGTCACAATTATATTTATAAGCTAGCAATATCAATGGTTTGCATTTGTGACAGATAATTAAATTTAGCTGTCACACTTTGTCACAAAAGATATTCAAAATGTTGGTATAAGTGGTTTTTCATTTGTCACACTTTTAATTTTATATTCACATCTAATAATTCTTTTAATAAATAATTATCCATATTAGACATATCTATATTTAAATTATCTTGGTCAAATAATAAAGCTACTGCGAATAAGTTAGCTTCATATTCTTCTATTCCATTATGTTCATCACCAAACTGATTTAATAATTTATTATCATGCATTAAAACATGACCTAGCTCATGTGCACATAATACATTTTGTGAATTAGTTGTAAAATGACTATTTAAATTAACAATAGGTTTTTCAGAGATTTTCAAAGTATATGCTGGATATATATTTGGTTTAAGATTTATATAATTAATTTTTATTCCTAATGCAGTGCAAATTTTAATTGGATTTCCCCCATATTGATTTTTTATATCTTGTGCCAGTTGTATAATTTCTTCTGTCTTCATAAATCCCCCTATAATTTGTATACTATTTTTTCATCTTTTATATATGAAATTATTTATTATATTTAGGACCTAGCATTTTTATTATATTTAATAATTCATTTGCAAAATCAATTATATCTTGGTCACTCATTTTAGAAGTGTCAAAACCACCATATCCCATTATACTAGGTTGTTTTAATATAAATTGCATGGCTGCTTGTGGAGTAGTAAATTTTCCTGTAGTGTAAAGTGCTTTTTCTTCTTTTATTTGTTCAACATTATCTGAACTTAATTTAGCATCAAATTTCTCACCAGTAGTTTTATAATCAGTTTCACCTAACAAATAGTCAGTTGAAACTCTAAAATATTTTGCTATTTTAGAAAGTACTTCATAACTTGGTTTGCGAGCATTAGTTTCATACATACCAACCATAGAAGTACTAACTCCAACGTGTTTAGCTAACTCTTCCTGTGTAATACCTTTTTCTTTTCTTAATTCTTTAATTCTTTCATTTAACAATTTCCTTCACCTCAAATTCAAATTTTATCACTATTAGTATTATAACCGAGAGTGATAAAAATATCAATACAACTAATGGTGATAAATTTAGCTATTCAAAGTAATTTAAAGGAAATAGCATTTATTTTCTCACTATTAGTTATAATTACTTTGATTTTTATCACTTATGGTTGTATTATATAGCTGTGGACAGGCAATGCATGAAAGGAAGTGATTAAAAATGGCAAATCATATTACTGAATTGAGAAAGAATGCTGGATTTAATACAGTTAAAAATGTTACATCTAAATTAGAAATTAGTGATAGTATGATGTATCAGATCGAGGGAGGTTATAAAAAGCCAAGTCCTAATTTAGCAATTAAAATGGCTAAGTTATTTAATTGTGCAATGGAAGATATTTTTTTACCATATGGTACAACTAATAGTGATAAAGTCAAAGATTAAAACTGATTGAGAGGTGATTTAATTAGATTCTAAATTAGTTGATTATATTAATAAGTTGGAAAAAGAAAATTTGGAACTAAAGAAACAATTGGAAGAAACACAAAAAGACATAATAAGTTGGAATAACTTAAAAACACTAATTAACAATAGTCTTTCAGAATTAAATGAAACAAGAGGACCATATAGCTATTTAATAAGACATGTTGAAAGTGGTATCAATATGATTGTTAGAGCAACATTCAATTTAAAATTTATCAAGGAGATTGATAAAACGAATTATGAGCAATCAAAACAATTTACTGAAATGGTTTTGGATTATGTAAAAAAGAATTTTGTCAAAGGTAAATATTAAAAAGGAGGACAAGTAATGGAAAAAGTAAGTTTAAGTATACAGAATGAACAACCTGTAACAATAGAAATAAAGCCAGTAGAAATAGGAGGAAAAAGAGTTTTAACAACGGAGCAACTAGCAGAGATATATCAAACAGATATAAATAACATACAAGTTAATTTCAAAAATCATAAAGGTAAATTTACAGAAGGAAAACATTTTTACCTTTTACAAGGTGAGAAATTAAAAGAATTTAAGAACCATCTTAATAATATTCAGTTGGTTGGAAAAAGGGCTTCAAGTTTATATTTATGGACAGAAAGAGGAGCTAATAGACATTGCAAGATTTTGGACACTGATAAAGCATGGCAACAGTTTGACAACTTAGAGGAAAATTACTTTAGGGTAAAAGAAAATAAAGTAGAAGTAAATCAACTTAGCCCAGAATTACAAATGTTTAAGCAAATATTTGATAGTGTAGCTAAACAGCAGTTAGAACAACAACAAATTAGAGCAGAAGTAAAAGAAACTAAAGAAGAGGTACAAGCTATAAGAGATGTAATAAAACTTGATACTACATCTTGGAGAAAAGAAGCTGCAGATTTAATTATTAAAATGGCTTTAAATATGGGTGGACATGAACATATTAAACATTTAAGACAAGATAGCTATATGTTATTAGAACAGAGATTGAAATGTTCCTTATCAACTAGATTAACCAATAAAAGAAGAAGAATGGCAGACGAAGGAATTTGTAAATCTAAAAGAGATAAATTAAACAAGCTAGACATAATTGGTGAAGATGTTAGGTTGCTGGAGGGATATTTAGCAATAGTTAAAGAGATGGCAATTAAGTATGGGGTATAAAGAGGTGATTAAAAATTGGATAAGCTTCTAACACAAAAAGACTTAGCTGAAAGATGGCAAATAAGCATAAAAGCAATAGAAAGTTATAGACAACAAGGATTAATAACTCCAATAGAAGGGTTACCTTCTATAAGATTTAATCCGCAGCATATAGCAGAGTTAGAAGGTACTAAACTAGAAAGATTTAGTCCACTAGAACGTAGACGTATGGAAAGAGAGTTAGAACAACTTAAACAAGAAAATGAAAAGCTTAAAGGTATATTAAGTCAAACTTTAGCTAATTTAGCACCTGTTATTAATTTATAGGGAGGTTGTATAAATGCTTAAAAGATTACTCGCAGAAAGAGGTGTTATTTTAACAAAAGAATTATCAGATATGGTAATAGCAGATATTAAATTTAACAAAATTAGATTTAACAAATGTACAAGCATAGAAGAATTATTAATTATAACAGAAAGATGTAATAAAGCACTTATCAAATGTGCTTAAGGTAGGTGATAAAGAATAATGAAAGATTATGAGCATCATGGATTGAGACATCATAGGTTATATGGAATATATACAAACATGAAGTCAAGATGTTATAACTCTAAAACACCTAAATATAAAAATTATGGTGGTAGAGGTATTAAAGTTTGTGATGAATGGTTAAATAATTTCAAAGCATTTTACGATTGGGCAATGAGTAATGGTTACGAAGATAATTTGACCATAGATAGAGTAAATAATGATTGTAATTATGAGCCTTCTAATTGTAGATGGATAACATTTTATAAGCAAGCTTCAAATAAAACTACAACTAATTTAATAACTTTTAACGGTAAGACACAATGTGTTAAAGCTTGGACAGAAGAATTAGGGTTTGGTAAAGAAACATTAAGAGAAAGACTAAAAAGAGGTTGGAGTACTAAAAAAGCATTAACAACTCCTATTAAAAGAAAGAGGGTGATTAATAATGAACTTATATCCACATCAAATTAAAGCTTTAGAAGAAGTTAAAAATTTTAATAGAGTCGGATTTTTCTTGGATATGGGTCTAGGTTAGCAAAACCTTTGTAGGTTCGGAAAAATTAAAAGAGCTCAATACCAATATAAATTTGATAATCTGCCAAAAATCAAAATTACAAGATTGGTATGAGCACTTTAAAACATATTACCCAGAGTATAGCACATTTATTTATAGTAAGACAAGAGAAATACCATCCAATAGTGTTGTAATAATAAACTACGATTTGGCATGGCGTAGACCAAAATTATCACAGATAGAAAATTTCACTTTGATGTTAGATGAAAGTTCTATGATTAAGAATCCAACATCTAAGAGAACTAAATTTATATTAAAACTTAAAGCAGAGAATGTAATACTTTTATCAGGCACGCCCTGTGGTGGAAAATATGAAGAACTTCACACTCAATGTAAGTTATTAGGTTGGAATATATCTAAAAAACTTTATTGGCAGCAGTATATAAAGTTTATAAATATGGATGTTGGAGGGTTTAAAATTCCTAAAGTTACAGGATATAAAAATGTAGACAGGCTTAAGAAAAAGTTACACGACCATGGATCTATATTTATGAAAACTGAGGAAGTGTTTGATTTACCAGAGCAGATAGAAATACCAATAATAGTAGATAACACAAAAGAGTATAAGAAGTTTAAGAAAGATAGATTGATTACTATAAATGATACTGAGTTGGTTGGAGATACAAGTTTAACTAAGATGCTTTATTTAAGACAGTTAGCAAGTCAATATAATCCTAATAAATTAAATGCTTTAAAAGACTTACTAGAAAGTACAGAAGATAGAGTAATTATATTTTATAACTTTACAGAAGAAATGGAACAAATTAAAGACTTGTGTATTAAATTAGAAAAACCAATATCCATAGTTAATGGACAAACTAAAGACTTAGGAAATTATAAATCTAAAGATAATACAGTAGTGCTAGTTCAGTACCAAGCTGGAGCAATGGGCCTTAATTTACAACTTAGTAACAAGATTATTTATTACAGCTTACCACTAGCTTCAGAGTTGTTTGAACAGAGTAAGAAAAGAACACATAGAATAGGTCAAACAAGAACTTGTATGTATTGGTACTTGATAACTAAAGGATCTATAGAAGAACAGATATTTGAAGTATTGAAACAAAGATGTGATTACACAAATAAATTATTTGAAGAGTTGGAGGAAATATAAATGAATAAATTACAACTTAAAGTATTGGAAAATAAACCAGCAGAAGTGCATTTTAACTTTGAAGAAATATTACAACACTTAGATGATGTTTTGCAGCAGTATGAGGGAATTATTGTTACAGAGGAGACTATAAAAGATGGCAAGAAGGTTATAGCAGATTTAAGAAAAGGTAAAAAATCTTTAGATGAATTTAGAAAGAAAACCAAAAAAGAACTTACTAAGTCAGTAACAGAATTTGAAAACCAATGTAAGGAGCTTGGTAAAAAATTTGATGAAGTTATAGATCCAATAAATGAACAGGCTGAACAGTTTGAAATTAAGAGAAAGGAAGAAAAAGCGGAAGAAGTTAAAAAAGTTATAAAAATAGTATGTGAACTAAAACACATTGAGGATTTACCACTAGATGAAAAATATCTTAACAAGTCAATGAGCTTGAAGGCAATTAGAGAAGATTTAATAAGTGTTGCTAATAACATCTTACTCCAGCGGGCTGCTCTTAAAGCTAATGAAGACTTAATAAAATCTAGAATAGAGGTTGTTAATACAAAATATGATTTAAATTTAGTAAGTCCACCTTATGTAAGTATTTTGGAGTATACAGACATTCAAAATGTATTAGAGCAAATAGAAAATGATGCCGAAAGTCTTAAGAATAAGCCCATTGATATGCCAAATCAAATGTCAAAAGAACCTAGTAAAAATGAAGAAATATTTATAGATGTTTATGAGATAGAGGGAACTGAAAAACAACTTGATATGTTAGAAGATTTCTTAAATACCAATGGTTATAAGTGGACAACTATAAAAGAGGATTAAAAATGTTTAACATTTCAAACGTGTGTTATAGTTATAAACCAAGATAACCCAAAGAAAAGTTGGTGAATTAAAATGGCAGCAGAAAAGAAATTTGAAAATGAAATAAAGAAGTTTTTAAGTCAATTACCAAAAACATGGTTTTATAAAAATTGGAGTGGCCCATATAGCAAAAGTGGTATTCCAGATATTATAGCTTGTGTTGATGGTCACTTTGTAGGAATAGAAGTCAAAGCACCTAATGGTAAGCCTAGTGAATTACAGAAACGTAATATAAGGCTTATACAAGAGTGCAGAGGACTTGGGTATATACTATATCCTAAAGATTTTGAAGCGTTTAAAAAGGATATGTGGGAATTATTAAATGGTTAAAATTATTAAAAATGGATATAACATATATTGAAAAGAGGTGATTAAATGCAATATTCCCATAGTAGAGTTGAGAGTTTTAACTTGTGCCCTTATAAATATAAATTACGGTATGTAGACAAGCTTAAAACTATTCCAGACTATGAACCCAACAATGCTCTTATATGTGGAAATACAATTCATACTGGAGTAGAAAAAGATTTAAAAGCAGCATTAGAATTTTACAAATCAAATTATTATGTATTAACGGATAACCACATAAATGAAATTATAAAATTTGAGTATTTAATACCAAAGATAAAAGAGTTACTAGCTGATATTAATATATATGCTCAAGAGTATTTAATTAACACTAAAAGGTTCAAAGGTATCGTGGATTTAATAACTAAAAATGATGATGGGACAGTAGATGTATTTGATTTTAAATATTCAAATGCTATAGAGCATTACATGGAAAGTCCACAATTACACATTTATAAATATTTTTTAGAGCAGCAAGGCTTTAAAGTTAGGAAATTAGGATTTATCTTTATTCCTAAGATTTCTATAAGACAAAAGAAAGAAGAAGATTTATATAAGTTTAGGAAAAGACTTATAGAAGAACTAAAGAAAAGTGAAATTAACTTATTAGAAGTACCTTATAACCCTAATAAGGTTATAGAGTTCTTTGACAACATTGTAGATACTAAGGAAGTAAAAGAGTATAAGAAAAATCCAACACGTTTATGTGATTGGTGTGAATACCAAAAATATTGTTTTGAAGGAGTAGATTATATGATATTACCTAAAAATGAAAGAAGAGATATTAAGAAAGCTAAAAAAAGAAAGATATGGATTTATGGTCCAGCATTTAGTGGAAAAACCACAATGTTAGATAATGCTCCAAATCCATTAAATTTAAATACAGATGGAAACATTGAATTTGTAACAATGCCTTATGTATCAATTAAAGATGAAGTTACAGTTGAAGGAAGAATGACAAAGAGAAAGTTTGCTTGGGAAGTTTTCAAAGAAGCTATAGAAGAATTGGAGAAAAAACAAAATGATTTTAAAACTATCATAGTTGATTTATTAGAGGATACTAGAGAAATGTGTAGAGTGTATAAATATGATGAATTAGGAATACAACATGAATCAGATAGTGGTTTTGGTAAAGGTTGGGACATTATTAAAACTGAATATTTATCAACTATAAGAAGATTATTTAATCTTGATTATGAAAACATAGTTGTATTATCTCACGAAGATGTATCTAAAGATATTACTAAAAAGAACGGTCAAAATATAACTAGAGTAGCACCTAACATTCAAGAAGCAATATCTAATAAAGTTGCTGGTATGGTTGATATAGTTGCTAGGGTAGTTGTAGATGGTGATGAAAGAACTTTAAACTTTAAATCAGATGAAGTTATTTTTGGTGGTGGCAGATTAAAAGGAATTACTAAAACAAGTATTCCATTAAGTTGGGACGAGTTAATGAAAGTATATGATGAAGCTAATGCTGGTAAAAAAGAACCTAAAAAAGAAGAAGCTACTCCAGCTGAGGATAAAAAAGAAGAAAAACCAACTAGAAGAAGATCTAAAAAAGAAGAAACTAAAGTTGAGGATAAGAAAGAGGAAGAAGTTAAAGAACAGGAAACTAATCTAGATGAAACAGTAGATGAGCCCAAAGAAGAAACTATGGAAAAAGTTAAAGAGGATGAATCAGTGGAAGAAACTAAAGAAGAGAAACCAACTCGTAGACGTAGAAGAAGAAAGGCGGATGAATAAATTTGAAACGAAATTGAGACAAATATGGGAATTTTGAATATGCATTAAGAACTATAATAAATCTTAATAAATTTTAAATAATGAAAGTGAGGAAAATTAATAATGGCTAACATATGGGATAAATTTGATAAGAACATAGATGTAGAGGGTTTAAAAGCAGATGCTAAAGAGGCAGCTGAAAACGGAGGTGGTGACTTTAAAGAAGTCCCACACGGTGAGTATGAAGTTGAAGTAAATAAGTTAGAGCTAAGAGAATCTAAAAAAGGAGATCCAATGTTAAGTATTTGGTTTAAGATTTTAACAGGAGAATATAAAGGAAGTTTGATATTCTATAATCAAGTTTTAAGTAGTGGATTTGGATTACACAAGGCTAATGAAATGTTAAGGTCCTTAGATAGTGGTATAGAAGTGGAGTTTGAAAGTTTTAGTAAATATAACAATATGCTTATGGATATAGCTGAAGCTATAGATGGTAAGTTAGAATTTCAATTAAGCTATACAGCTAATAAGAAAAATAATAAATTTAGTGAGTATGAAATAAAAGATATATTTGAAGTTTAAAAGGGATGGGGAGTGTACAGGCTCCCCTTTGTAATAAAGTGAGGTTATAAAATGATTAAGATTAATTCAGTTGAAGATATAGTAAAGTATTCGAAATATATTCCTATATCAGCGTTGTTAGATATAGATAAAAGAATAGCAGACTGGTTAGCAAGTGGTGGTAAAGAAGATGCTCCTTATGTAAAGCAACAATTTAAATATGCTGAAAATGTAGTGAATTTATTTAGAGGTGATAACTAATGCTTTTTTATGACTTTGAAGTATTTAAGTATGATTGGCTAGTAGTAATAAAAGATACTGATACTAAGAAAACTCATACTATAGTAAATAATGTTGAAGAATTAAGAAACTTCTATGAAACTAATAAAGATAATATTTGGTGTGGTTATAACTCTAGAAGCTATGACCAATGGATTTTAAAAGCAATAATTGCTGGATTTAATCCTAAAGAGTTAAATGACTATATTATAGTAGAACATAAACCAGCTTGGAAGTTCTCCAGCACTTTATTTAAGATTCAATTGTTTAATTATGATGTAATGACTTCATTCCATGGTTTAAAACAGTTAGAGGGCTTTATGGGAAATGATATTCGAGAAACTACTGTTAGCTTTAATATAGATAGAAAACTTACAGAGAAAGAACTCCAGGAAGTAATTTTCTACTGTAACCATGACGTAGAGCAGACCATGGAAGTATTTATAAATAGAATAGAAGAGTTTGAAGCCCACATGGGATTAATTAAAAACTTTAAATTACCACTTAAATATATAAGTAAGACTAAGGCTCAACTAAGTTCAATAATACTGGGAGCAGATAAAGCAGAACGTAATGATGAATTTGAAATAACTATAGTACCAACCATAAAGATTAATGAATATAAAGAAATTTTAAACTGGTATAAAAATCCACTAAATAGAGATTATAAAAAATCTTTAAATATAGAAGTCGCTGGAGTATCTCATGTGTTTGGTTGGGGTGGTTTACATGGTGCTAGAGATAAATATCAAGATGAAGGAATTTTTATTAATTCAGATGTAGGCTCATTTTATCCTTCACTTATGATACAGTATGATTTTTTAAGTAGAAATGTAAGGGATAAAAGTAAATTTAAAGAGATATATGATTACAGAATGCAACTCAAAAGAGAAGGAAAAAAGAAAGAGCAGCAGCCATATAAAATAGTTTTAAACAGTACCTATGGGGCTTCCAAAGATAAATATAACAACTTGTTTGATCCACTCCAAGCTAACAATGTATGTATCAATGGACAGTTAATGTTGCTGGATCTTATAGAAAAAGTAATAGAGGGAGTTCCAGGAGTTAAACTTATCCAAAGTAATACAGATGGTGTTATGTGGAAGTTAGAAAATAAATCGGATATAGAAACTTATAAAAAGATATGTAAAGAATGGTGTGACCGTACCAAAATGACACTGGACCACGATTATATTAAAAAAGTAGTACAAAAGGATGTAAATAACTATCTTATAGTAATGGAAAATGGAAAGATTAAATCTAAAGGTGCTTATGTTAAATCACTAAATAAGTTAGATTATGACCTTCCTATAATAAATAAGGCTTTAATGGATTACTTTATAGAAGGAATTACACCAGAGGAAACTATATTAAATTGTAACCAACTCCAAGAGTTTCAGAAGGTAGTTAAAATCTCATCTAAATATTTATATGGTTTCCATGGAAATAAAAAATTAGATGAAAAAGTTTTGAGAGTATTTGCTAGTAGGTCCAGGAGTGATGCTGGTGTATTTAAAGTAAAAGCAGAAGGTGGAACGAAAGAAAAAATAGCAAGTACACCAATAAGATGTTTTATTGATAATAGTGATATTGAAGGTAAGGAAACACCAAGGAAATTAGATAAACAATGGTATATAGATATGGCTTGGAAAAGGATAAAAGATTTTATAGGTTAAGTCGGAATATGAAATTAAGGTGAAGGAAGGTAATTGAAAAATGTTAACTAAAGAACAGTTATTTAAAACAAAAGAATGTATTGAACAAAGGTCAAAATTTGGTTGTAAAGAGTGCGTTAACTTTAATAATGAATGTCCTGCATTTGAAAGTGAGCTTATAGAAACTGCTATAAAATACAATGAAATGCTTGAATTAATTTTAGATGTTATAAAACCAATGGTGAAGGATTGGTCAATATGTCCTATATGTAATGGTTCATGGTATGAACATAAAGAAGGTTGTCAATTAAAAGACGTAGTAGATAGAGCACTTGATATGCTCAATAGTTAAGACGTAATATGAAATAAATGCGTAATTAGAAGGTGGTGAGTATATATGGCTAAATGTTTAAAATGTGGAACAGTATATTGTGTCTATGGAGGAAGCGGGGGTTCTGAATGCCCTAAATGTAAAAGTAAGGATATAGATACTTCAAAAGAAAAAAAGATATTTAAAAAATAGTCACATTTCAAGAATTATATCCATGAATGAAATTATTGTGAACTTTAAATGGAGGGGAAAAAGATTGAAAGAAAAACTTACAAAGATTTGGCGATTATGTGAAACTAAACAGCTATCAGAGATATTTGAAGAATATATGAAAAGTATTGAAATAAGAAAACATGACGGTAGAAGAAAAAATAATAACAATACCTATATGATAGATGGTCACTGTACTGGATGGAATAGGGTTCAATGTTATTATCATAAAGATTCATTTAAATATTCAGAAGAAAATCTTTTAATTGTACTAAGGAAAAGAGCGGGAAATTATTTCATTATTGAAAGAAAAGGAATAAGAGCTTTTGAAGTTGATTATAGCGGTATAAGACACTATGAAGAAAATTTATTGAATGAAATTATGAAAGAACATAAACCTTTATTTGATTCATTAATGGGGTTAGTTAATTAGCCACAATTCAAAAATATTGAAAGTGTTAATAAAAGGAAATTTTTAAAGATTTAAAAAAATATTAAAATGAGGTTAAAGGAAGTTAAATATATGAAGATGTGGTTTTTTCCTTTTTGGAAAATACCACTCAGAATGGTGCTATTGAAATTATAGTGAAAGTAATTTGAAGGAGGTAGAACATGAATTTTAATGTAACTTTAGATAATGAACAAATTAATGAAATTGCTTGTGTAACAGCAGATAAAGTTTTAGAAACTGTTAAATATCAAAAAAATAAAGATGATTGGTATGAAAATGAAATAAAGGAACTTAAACTTAAAATTACAAAACGAGATAGTATGCTAGTTGAGAAAGATTTGTGCATAGAAAGATTAATAAAAAGAATAAAAACATTAAGAACTCAGTTAAATGAGAAGTCTTAAATAAGTTACAATTCAAATATATTTAGTACCTATAGGTATATATCTAGGCACCTTTATACCTATAGTGTACTAGAGTATTAAAACAATAGTACGGGGTGATTAAAATATGAAAAACTAATAAAGATAAGTTTATGGAATATGTAAACTTGAGACTAAGAGAAAAGAAATACAAAGAACGTTTATTGAATTCCAACATTACAGATATACAAATTAAAAGCATGGAAAAGACAAGACGGAGAAAAGTAGGTCAAATTTAGGAGGATATATTATGCAAATGAATGGAGAGGTGAAAGTAATGGTATTGCCGTATAAGACATTCAAAGAGCGTATAAGACTTACTAAGAAACATGAAAGAGATTATATAATAGAAAATTTAGGCCAATTTTTATATATGATGAGGAGGTAACAAAAATGTTAAAAAACTTTGAAATAGGAAGTAAGTATCAAATACTAGAATGGAGTGAAATAGAAAAGCTAGAAGGCGTTATAAAATATCCACATAAATTAATATATAACGGTATTAGCTTCTTAGATGAAATGAAAGAATATTGTGGTCATCAGTTCATTGCAAATAGAGTCGATGTATTTGATCGTCTAAAAAACACTTATAGGTGGGTTTACCCTTGGATGTGTGAGAGAGTACATTCAAGAGAAGAAATAGAAAGCCCAAATTCAATGAAATATGAAAAACACAAAGAAATATGTGAACAACTTTACAATATTTATAAAGTTAAGAATCATGATTATGGGGACAGTTTCGGAGAAACTTATAAGAAATTAGGAATAATAAGTGCGGTGACTAGAATTACAGATAAAGTTAGTAGGTTACAAAGTTTATGTACTAAGGATGCTTTAGTAGATGAATCTATAAAAGATACATTAATGGATTTAGCCAACTACAGTATTATGACTTTAATTGAATTGGGAGAGAATGATGGATAATAGAATTTGTGATACGTGTGGAAAACCGATAACTGAAATGGGAATGTATATTTGCGAAGAATGTGGTGTGGATTTATGTGAGGATTGTTGGAGTAATCTTGATGGTAGATGCGGAGGTTGTTATATTGATTGGGGTGAATAAAATGGGAAACCAAATTTTTTATACAATTCAAAATGAAAATGGTTCTTTTATACCAAATAATTTATTTTTGGATTATGAAGTACCTGTTACAAACGCTCTTAAATTTTGTACATTAGAAGGTGTGAGAAAATATAAAGAATGTTTACGAAAAGATAAGATATTTAAAATAATAGAGGTTACTTGTAGCTTTAAAGAAGTGGAGGAAGAATAATTGAATTTTAAAGAATATCAAATCGAAGCATTAAGAACTAAAGGTAATTATACAGATAATATAGATCAACTTATAAATGGAGTGATGGGACTTACAGGAGAGAGCGGAGAAGTAATTGACATAGTTAAAAAATTTATGTATCAAGGCCATCAGTTAGATGAAGATAAAATAATAAATGAGTTAGGTGACACACTTTGGTATATAAATTTAATTGCAAATAGCATAAATATAAGTTTAGAAGATATAGCCAAATATAATATAGACAAGCTTCAAAAAAGATATCCAAAAGGATATTTTAGAGCAGAAGATAGTGTTAATAGGAGTGAATAAGTGTGGTTAAGAAAGGTGATTATTCAAATAAGGAAGATAATTTCATAAAAAATAATTACTTGAAAATGACCAATAAACAACTTGCTAAAAAATTAAATAGAAGTTCTGGAGCTATTGCTACTAGGTTAACAAAACTAAATTTACGTAGAATTAAAAAAAGTGAGCCTAAAACTATTTCAGAATGGATGGATATACATTTATCAAAATTGGATCCTAATGCTGGGGTAGGTGCAATAAAAAATAAATTTAAGATTAGTGCAATTGAATCTGAAAAAATATATAAGAATTGGAGAAAAAAATATACAGAGAGTAGAGTTATATAAGGCAGGTGAGAAACAGTGTTTAAAGGATACATTCCCACAGGTGGCAAGGATGGTAAAAGACCAACGGAAGAATATAAAGATAGAACAGATTTTTACAGTTTAGAGGATATAGAATCTTTAAATTCTTATGGTGGAGTATTAAAAGATAACATAATACAAATTGATATAGATGATAAAGAACAATCAGATATTCTTTATAAAATAATAAAAGAATTAGACATAAATACTACAGTTTTACAAACTACCCGAGGAAAACATTTTTATTTTCTTAATCCAGGAATAGAGAGAAGAAAGCAAGGATATTACACTGCACTAGGAATAAAGATAGATGTTGGACTTGGAATACAAAATGCAGTAGTGCCCTTAAAAGTAAAAGGTAGAAAGCGTAAGTTTTTAAAAACAGTAGAGGATATAGACATATTACCAGCATGGTTAATACCTCTTACCAAAAGGGAAATTAATTTTAGTACTATGGCTGAAGGTGATGGTAGAAATAGTAGTTTATATGGATATATATTAACTCTACAACAAAAAGGCTTAACGAAAGAGGATATTAGAGAAACTATAAAAATTATAAATAAACACATACTTAAAGATCCATTAGATGAAAAAGAAATAGAAGTTATTTTACGTGATGAAGCATTTTTAAAAGAAAGTTTTTATATAAAAAGTAAATTACAGTATGAGAAATTAGCTACTTATTTACGTGATAATGAGAAAATTATAAAAATAAATGATGAACTCCATATCTATAAAAATAATTATTATTCCAGTGATACAAAAGAGATTGAAAAAACAATGCTTAAATATATAAATAATTCTACTAATAGTACTAGAACCGAAGTATTAAGATACCTAGATCTATTATGTAAAAACACTAAAATGACTAATCCAAAATACATTACACTGGAAAATGGAATATTTGATTTAGAAAATAAAAAATTACTGGAGTTTAATAGCAGCCATATAATTAAGAATAAAATTTCATGGTCATATAATCCAAATGCTTATAGTGAAACTATGGACAAGACTTTAAACAAAATATGTTGTAAAGATAAGCAACTCAGATTGTTAATAGAGGAAATGATAGGTTATACATTATTTAGACGTAATGAATTGGGTAAAGCTTTCATATTAACTGGCCAAGGGGCTAATGGCAAGTCAACACTATTGGAGGTACTAAATGAATTACTTGGAGAGGAAAATATAGCTTCAGTATCTTTAGAAGAACTCAATCACCGTTTTAAAACATTTCAGTTGGAAGGTAAGTTGGCTAATATAGGTGATGATATAAGTAATAAGTACATTGAAGATAATAGCACCTTTAAAAAATTAGTTACTGGGGAAAAAGTAAATGTAGAGAGAAAAGGAAGAGATCCATTTGACTTTAAAAATTATAGTAAATTAATTTTTTCAGCTAATGAACTTCCAAGAATAAATGACCTTAGTGGTGGACTTAAAAGAAGATTAATTTTTATTCCTTTCAATGCAACTTTCAGCAAAAAGGATAAAGACTACGACCCATTTATACTAGATAAGCTCACAAGTCATGAAGCCATGGAATACTTACTTAAATTAGCTTTGGAAGGATTAAACAGAGTATTAATTAATCACAGCTTTACTCATGCTGAAGTATGTAACCGAGTTTGGGAAGAATACGAAGCTATAAATAATCCTATAGTTGGATTCTTAGAGGACAACGACATAGAGAATGAACCAGTAAAAGAAGTTTATTTAAGATATTCAGCTTGGTGTAGTGAAAATGGTTTAAAATCTGTTTCCAAACCTGTATTTGGCAGAGAAGTTAAAAAGCAAGGTTATAATTCGGACACTGTAATTAGAGTTAATGGGAAACAAAAACGTATTTATAAAAAGTTATAATTATGAAATTAAGGAAATGTAATTTTTTATATTAAAAATATGAATAATGTTCTTTGAAAATTGAATAGTACGGTATTATAAGCTAATTATTTACCAAAATATGAAATATATGATATAATTTCTATAAATATAAGATCAACTCATATTACTGTAATATTATATCTAAATATGTTTATGGAGGAGGGGTAATAATGGCTGAAACAAAGGACTTAGAAAAAATTAATTGTGGATTAATAATGCCTATATCTCAAATTGATGGGTGTTCAGCAGAGCATTGGTCAGAAGTTAAAAGTATTTTACTTGAAGCAACTTGTAGTATTTCAAATTATGAGTTTAAAACCTCATTAGTTAGCGAAGCAGATGATATAGGAGTAATACAAAAACGAATTGTTCAAAATATTTATAATTCAGATATAGTGATTTGTGATGTAAGTGGGAAGAATCCTAATGTAATGTTTGAATTAGGTATGCGGTTAGCTTTTGATAAACCAACTGTTATTATAAAAGATAATCATACTAATTATACATTTGACACTGGAGTAATTGAGCATCTCGAATATCCAAGAGATTTACGATTTGCTAAAATAGTAGAATTTAAGAAAAATTTGAGTAATAAACTTATTGCTACATTAAAAGAATTTAAGAATAATCCAAATCATTCTACGTTTTTAAAAAGTTTTGGACAGTTTAAAATAGCCACCATAGATGAACAGGAAGTAACCCCAGAAAAGGCTATCTTGCAAAGCATTGAAGATTTAAAAGGTGAAGTGTATAAAATTAAAAATGGGCTCAATAGAAAGTCATCATCGTCAGAATATCCAGTTGAAGCGATAATGAAAACTAAAAAAGTAATTGATGATTGTTTTGATGAATTATGTGTTACAACAATAAAGGATGTTGTTGAAAGAACTGATTTATATTCAAGAGTGATGAATGAAATTAACGCATCAAGATATTTCCAAGATGAAGAAGATTTTAAACTTTTCTATAATTATATGCTAACTAAATATGTAAAATATCCATTAATATAATATTTTCTATGATTAATTTATTTAATAAAAATACCGTAATACTCTTATCGCTGAGTAATACGGTATTTTTAAGTCTTAATTTAAATATACCGCAAGGTAAAAGCTATTGTTACAGATAGGTCATTCATTTGTAACACCCCTCCAAAACAGTAATAGTAACAGTTACAGTGGTTTTAATAAATATATTATGTTACAGATATTTTGTTTTATTTGTAACAGGCTCAACAATAGTCATATCAACACTTTACGGCTAGTGTGTTACAGAGTTACAGATAAAAAAATATTCTTTATATATTAAATTACTTTTAATATAACTTATTATATATAATAAAGAAATTATTATATATATGTAACGCTTTTTCTGTAACAAAATTGATTCAAACATAGTAATATAGCCAAAGTAGTTGTGACAAATACCCCTTAAAAGTGTGACAGATAAACTTAAAAAAAGAGGTGATTCATATAGATAATTATAAAAAAACTGAATATATGTTATATAATTATAAACAATTTAAAGTAGGAATTAAGAATATTTTATTAGAAATAGAAGATATAGAAAACTCATATCGAGGCATAGGAGCTATGCAATATTCAGATATGCCAAAAGCTCACAATACTAACAGCTCTATAGAAAAAGAAATAGAAGAAAAAGAAAAACGCATAGAACATTTAAATAAATTAATAAGTAAAAAAGAAAATATAATAAAGCGTGTTGATAATGCTTTAGAAGCTTTAACAGAGAGAGAACGTAAATTAATAGAACTTAGATACTTTAATAAAATACCTAATAATAGAGTTGCTGAAAAATTAGACTTAGCAGAGCAAACAACATCTACTATGAATAGAAAAATAATAGATAAATTGTCTACATTAATGTTCTTTTAATAAAATATTAATTTGTGATTAAGTCATAATTAATTTAATATGTTATAATGTTATTATACGGAGTACCCAGAGGAAGGGTACTCTTTTTTATTATGTGTAGTTGCCAAGGAGGTGAGTGTATGGCTTATGATGTACTAACAGTAAAGCAAAGTGATATGATTACAATGCTTATAGAAGGGCATAGTATAACGGATATAGCTAAGAAGTTAAATGTAACAAGGAATACGATATATGCATGGATGAATAAGGATAATGTTAAGGCTGAGCTGGACAGGCGTAAGCGTGAACTAGCAAACCAAGGTAACCAGATTATACTTAAGGATCTAACTACTTACATTGGTAATATAAAAGAGTTGGCCAATGATAACAGTGATAAGCGTGTAAGCCTAGCAGCTAACCAGTATTTACTTAATAGGATATATGGTAATCCCACTAATGTAGTAGAGGAAAATAGCAACGAAAATAACGATAATATAGACACTAATGTATTGGAAGAAGAACTTAATAAGTTTAAAAAAATACGTAGAATTAAGTGATATCAATGGTTATAGCCGTTTTTGATACATTCGCAAAAATTTCATTTAGCGAAGTTGTGATATAAGGGGGTGGTTCTAAAATATGGATGTGAGAAAGGCTCGTTAGCCAGTTCTACATTTTTTATAAAATTTTTAAAAACCAGAAGGAGGTGAAACCCTCCTACTTAAATGTGTATATGTACTGGAGAGCACCGTAACGGGTGCTTTTTTACATACTTAGCAAAGGCTAAGGAATAATATTCGCAGGAGTGTGATTGTATGTGAGATATAAATTTAATACTAAATGGAAAGGTAAAAATTTAATTTGCGCCTGTTTATTTGGCAATCCTGCCTGTGATAGATATAAAAAATGTGAAGTATTAGAATAAAAATTAAATTGTAGATAAATGTATGGACCACAGATCTTACAAAGGAATTAGAGGAAAAATTCAACAATTATAGAGGATAATCTCCTAAAATGTAGAAATAAGATATTTTAGGAGGTGTTAAGAAATTGAATAAAATAAAAGGAAAAGAAATTGAAGAAAATAATTCAAGAGAATGTTTTGTAATAATGCCAATAGGAGATAAAGAAGGATATTCAAAAGGACATTTTAAAAGGGTATATGAAGATATATTTAAACCTGCTATAGAAAAAGCTGAATTTAAACCATATCGAGCAGATGATAGTAATGCAAGTCATCTTATACAAATTGATATAATTAAAAGAGTAATAGAAGCTCCTATGGCAATTTGCGATTTAAGTACAAGAAATCCCAATGTCTTATTTGAATTAGGGATACGTCAAGCTTTTGATAAACCAGTTGTTTTAGTACAAGAAGTTGGAACTGAGAGGATATTTGATATAAACTCTATTAATACACATGAATATAGAAAAGAAAGGGTTTATAATGAGGTTTTAGAAGATCAAGAAAAAATATGTGATATGATTAAAGATACTTTTGAAAAGCACACTAAGGGTGAGTGTGTAAATTCATTGGTTAAATTAATTAACATACAACCTGCTAAAAATATAGATGGAAATGTTCAACCTAATGATATGATGAAAATCATACTTAATGAAGTGATAGATTTAAAAAAACAAGTTCATAAAGAAAATAATTGTAATAAATATTATATAGAAAATGCAATTAATAATGAAGAAGTAGAGTCAATAGTAAAAAGAATAGATAGTTATTGTGAGCAATTTGAAAAAACAATAGAAATATATAGTTGTAAATCAATTGATGAATATATTTTTCACTTAACATCTATAAGAAAAGGGGTTATTAATTTATCTCGTAAATGTGATTTAAATTATATTACTATTCCATCAAATTATAAAAAGAAATTAATGAATCTTCGTACAAGTATTGAGGTGGAATTAGAAAAGATTAATTCAAATATATCAAAAGAGTGAGGTGAAAATACATGACAGAAGAACAACAAAATAGATATTTGCTTTTTAAATATCTTACAGAGCAGTTTACTATTGCTGGAGCTAATAATCCAGAAGAAAAGGCCGAAGAACTTATTTTATCTAATAGTAATAACTTATTTGGTTACCATGGTTTAGCTTGGCAATTAGGAAAATTAAATATGGAGTTTTTCTGTATGTACTTTCTACAAGATACTTTTTTACCTAAGGAAAATAATGCCGCAGCTCCAATAGCTAAAGTACATAAAGAAATATGGAGCGATATAGAAAACGCTATTATTGGAGATGGAGCCGACCAAATAGGAAGAATACTTCCGAGAGGAACTGGTAAATCTGTCTTTGGTACTTTTGCTGGTACTATATGGGCACATTGTTATAAACATAAAAAATATACTTTGATCTGTAGTGACATTGGAAGTACCGCAGAGAAATTTATAAGCGATATTAAAAATACATTATTAGAAAATGAACATATTAAAAAAGCTTTTGGAATTATTTTAGATGATAAGGATAAAAGATATAAATGTAATAGTACTCAACTTGAGTTAACTAATAAAACTTTTATTGAAGCTATTTCCTCCGCTTCTCCAATGAGAGGTCGTAAATATGATAATTGTAGACCGGATTTTATTATTTTAGATGACTACCAAAGTGAAGATGACGTTAGAACAGAACAGGCCAGGGAAAATAAATGGAAGCGGTATTCAGATGATGTTAAATATGCTAGTCAAAAGGCAGTTATAAGAAATGATAAAATAATTAAAAAAGGAACTACTTTTATTGCATTAGGAACACTTCAACATAAAGAATGTTTTTATTCTAGATTATTAAAGATGCCTACTTGGAAATTTAAAAAAGAAAAAGGTGTATTGTTAGACGATATAGACTTGTACTTTACCACTGGATTGTGGGGTAAGTTCAAGTCTATTTTATTTAACTTTAAAAATGACAATAGGCTTGAAGATGCTAAAGAGTTTTATTGGCGGCACCAGGAGAAAATGAAATTTTCTTTACTGTGGAGTGAGTTTTGGGATTGTTTAGATATAGCCTTATCATATTATGAAAATCCTTCAAGCTTTAAGCAGGAAGTCCAGGGTGATGTTGATAGCATTGGTCAAAAGTGGTTCAAAGGTGTAAGAACTGAAACAAGAAAAGAAATAGAAACTCATAATTTTATTAAAACTATGCTTTTAATAGATCCAGCCAGTGGTGGAGGAAAGAAAAATGACTATAGTGCTTTCTTAGTTGGTTCTATGGGTGACAATAATTTAAAATATGCTCGTAAAGCTGAATTAGCTAAAATAAATGCTAGAACTGATTTTGATAGGTATGTGGACCATGCAATTAGACTATTAAAGGACTATCAGGATATAAGTCACTTGTATATAGAGAAAAACACATTTAACGGTGCTGATGCAAATGCCATTGAAAATAAAATAAATAATGATGCAGTGCTAAGAAATAGAAGCATTACTATAATTAACGAGCATCAAAAGAAAAATAAAGATGATAAAATAAGTACACTTATACCTTATATAAATAAAGGTCAAATTATTTTTGCTGAGGAAGATAGCGAGTTTACGGACCAGGTGGTAGATTTTAGAGGTCAAAAGTACAGTGTTCATGATGATGCGCCTGATATAACGGCTGAGTTTAGTCTAAGAATAGAAAATATTGAAGTAGTTGAAAATGTAGTATTATTGGATAGAAGAAAATTTGGTTTGTAGGAGGTGATTAAAATTATAAATATAGATTTACTTAAAAAAGCTTATGAAGAATATAAAAATAATAAAATTACTTATGATAAGATGTACCAATATTATAAAGGTAACACTGATGCAATGGCTAATTATAAAATGGTTACTGAAAGGTCAAATAATAAAACTCCAGTTAACTATATTAAGAAATTTATTAAAGAAGAAGTTAGCTACAGTGTTGGGAATGATGTAAATTATATTTCTAAGAGTGGAAATGAAAATATAGTAAATGATATAGACTACTATATTGACCATTGGAGTGAAGGACACGATAGTAATTTAGCTAAAAATATGCTTATATATTCACTCTCATATGAATTATATTATGTAGATAGAGAAGGTCAATTTTCTAGTAAAGTAATACCGCCAACACAAGGATATGCTACCATAGATGATTTTGGTAACATATCTTTTTTTATGCACTCTTATAAGCTTAAATTTGATGATACAACTTACATTGATGTGTACACAGATAAAGAAATATTGCATTTTAATGATGAGTTTGAGAAAATTAATAAACCTACAAAACATATTTTTGGTGCTGTGCCAGTGGCATTATGTCAATTAAGCGAAGAAGGTAAAGATGATACCTTATTTAAAGACTTGAAAGGACTTCAAGATGCTTACGAAACGAATTTATCTGATATAAGTAATGAAATATCAGATTTTAGGAATGCTTATATGGTGCTTACTGGAGTAAGTATAAATGAGGATGATATTCCAGAGATGAAAAAACTTGGAGTAATGCAGATTAAAGACAAAAATGGCACTGCAGCTTGGTTAATTAAAAATATTAATGATACATTCATTCAAAATACTTTAAATACTTTAGAAGATAAAATGTATCAGCTTTCTAGCCATATAAATCATAATGAAAAAATGCAATCAAATTTAAGTTCATTAGCTTTAAGAGCTAGATTAATAGCTTTAGAAGAAAAGTGCAAGCTTAATCAGAAAGCCATAGCAGATTGTATAAAAACTAGGCTTAAGTTTTTATTTATATATTTAAAAGTAATAAAAAATAAAAATTATGACTTCAGAGATATAAAAAGTAAATTTACTCCAAACATTCCACAAGATGATTTAATGACAGCTCAGGTCATAAGTCAATTGGGAGATAAACTGTCTACTCAAACAGGTTTAAGTTTATTAAGTTTCATTGAAAATCCTAAGAATGAGTTACAGAAGCTTAAAGATGAAAATCCAATAGACTTAGATAATATGGACTTTGGAGCTGATGAATAATGACCAGAGAAGAAGAATTTAGCCAAGGATTATATGATGAAGCTAATGAGCAGCTAAAAGAAGTTTATAAAGAGCAGAAACAGAATAGAGATGAACTATTACAGGCCATTGCAATGATAATTTTAAACTATACTGTTTTAAACGGTATAATGAGCCTTATGGGAAAAGATAAATCTAAGGAATATCAAAGACTGTCCAAACTAATTATCAACGCTACACAAGGCCAAAAGAGCACACAGGCACATGTTATAAATAATATTTTAGGTACCACTGTAAAAAACAGCTTTAAATACTATTCTTACAATGTAAATTTGAAAGATGTTAAAAAAATAGTAGATACTAATTTTAAAGGTAAACATTTTTCAACTAGAGTTTGGGAAAATGAGAAGGCAGTTGGGGAGCATTTGCATAAGCAAGTTAAACAATTTCTTGATGGTAAGATAAATATAAATCAAATAAAAAAGGATATTGAAAAAACATTTAACACTAATGCCTATAATGCTAAAAGATTAACAGAAACTGAGGTTGCTAGATGCTCCAGTAATGCTTTTGATAGATTTTGCATTGAAACTGGAGTAAAAAAAGTGAGATATAATGCTACTTTATGTAATACATGTGATAAATGTATGGCCGACCACGGCAAAGTATTTGATTTTAAGGATAAAAAAGAACTGCCGAGACATCCGATTTGTCATTGTTTTTATGAAATAGTTGAATAATTAATCGTGTCTTTAGTCTTAGGGTTAAAGGGACAAATAGGAGGAAAGTAAAATGTTAAAAAGTGAATTGTTAAAATTAATAGAAAGTATAGAAGATAATGGAGAAGTTGATGAAATGTTAAAAGGCACAGATTTTGCAAAGTCTATGCTAAGCTTAGACAATTTTAAAAATTTAGTTGCAACTGATAAAGATTTTAAATCCTATATGGATAGTGAAAAGGACAAATATAATTCTAAGGCATTGGATACTTGGAAACAAAATAATCTACAAGATTTAATAGATGAAAAAATAAAAGAATTATATCCAGAGGACGATCCAAAGGATTTAGAACTAAAAAAATTACAACAAGAAATGGAGAATATGAAAAAAGAAACTTTAAAAAAAGAGTTAACTAATAAAGCTCTTAAAATAGCTACTGAAAAAGGTCTACCAACTGATTTGGTAGATTATTTTATTGGGCAAGATGAAGAAGCTACAAATAAGAATTTAGAAACTTTAGAGAAGGTATTTACTGATAAGTTAGAAACTACAGTAAAGGAAAGGTTGAAAGATAATAGTTATACTCCACCAAGTGGTAGTGCTGGAGTTAACAACCCTTGGAGTAAAGAACATTTCAATTTAACAAAACAGGCTCAAATATTAAAAGAAAATCCAGAACTCGCTGCACAATTAAAGTCGGCAGTAAAATAATTAAATTTTAGGAGGAATGTAAAATGTCAACAAAAATAAGCGATATTATAGTACCAGAGGTATTTAATCCTTATGTAGTACAAGAAACAAATAGATTGGATGCGTTTGTTCAATCTGGAATCATAGCGAGTGATCCAGAATTGGATGTTTTAGCAACTAGCGGAGGTATAATTGTTAATATGCCTTACTGGAACGATTTGGAGGGAGATTCAGAGGAACTTTCCGATAAGGGTTCATTAACTGTGAATAAAATTACAGCTGGACAAGACAGAGCAAGACTGCACATGAGAGGAAAGGCATGGGGAGTTAACGACTTAGCAAAAGCTTTAAGTGGTGATGACCCAATGGCAGTTATAGGTCAAAAAGTTGCTAAATTCTGGGTAGGAGAAAGAAGCAAAATATTGTTTAAATCTTTAGCTGGAATCGAAACAACTGCTTCAAGTAATTTACATGACATATCTGCTTTAACTGGTGCTGAAGCTATAATTAGCGTTGGTACTGCACTTGATGCAAAACAAAAATTAGGAGATAATGCTTCAAAGTTAACCGGTATAGCAATGCACTCAGCAGTGTATACGAAATTACAAAAGAATAATGAAATTGAATTTGTACCAGATTCTGAAACAAAAGTTCAAATCCCATATTACTTAGGCTATAGAGTCATTGTTGATGACCAATGTCCAAACAGCTCAGGAGTTTATACAACTTATTTATTTGGACAAGGTGCTTTTGGCTTAGGGAATGGTGCAGCACCAGTACCAACTGAAACTGATAGAGATAGTTTGGCTGGGGAAGATGTATTGATTAATAGACAACACTTTTTATTACATCCAAGAGGAATTAAGTGGACTGAAACTGCAGTAACTGGGAAAACACCAACTTTTGCAGAAATTGCTACCGCTGATAATTGGAATAAAGTATATGATACAAAGAATATTAGAATAGTGATATTTAAACATAAAATAGCATAGTAAAAGGAAGTTTAGACTTCCTTTTATTTGTGTTTATGGAGGTGTATAAATGGGTTTAGCTACCTTTAATAGAATGAGAAGACAATTAGAAAAAAAGAAAAATAAAATTAGTTTGGAAGATATGACAATTAAAGAATTAAAAGAAGAATGTAAAAGGTTAGAATTAGAAGACTATAAAAATTTAAAGAAAGAAGAATTAATTGAATTACTTAGGGGTGTTTTAAATGACTAATAAGCAAAGAAAGGCTGTTTTAGTTATTAGGAACTATTTAAACAAAGATTTAGAAGATAATTATATATTAGAAAATTATGATTTAGCAGTGGAGCAGTTAATTAATAATGCTGATAAATTAGAAAATATAAAAACTCCTGGAATTAAATCTATGTCTGAGGGTAACCAATCTATAAGTTTTGATAGTAATCCTTGGAGCATAACAGAAGATGTTAAAGCTTTATTACCTACGCCCTACGTAAGGATGTGGTAATATGGGAGTTTTATTTAAAAATGCAGATATAACTATATATAATAAGTGGTATGATTCTATGAATGATATAGATAAATATCAAAGAACAGTCATTAAAGGAGTTAATTGGCAAAGTAAAAGGAATGGTACTGTTAGTGATAAGGGATTATTACTTGCAGATAGTACACTTATATTTATAGATAAGTTAAATAATTATGTTAGTCCTAAGAATTTTTTAAAATTATCTAATGAAGAAAGACCTAATTATTTTACTTTTGCTCCAGGAGATAAAATTGTAAAATGCATAACTGACTTTGAGGTAACAGGTATCAAGCCCTATCGCATAGCTGATTTAGAATCTGAATTTGATGATGTAATAGATATTAAATCTGTTAGTAAGTTATCCAGCCATTTTGAAGTGGAGGGAGTATAATGGCCACTACAGTTAGAGTGCAAATTGATAAGACAGAAAAAATTTTACTAAAAAGATATTTAAATAAAAATGGTCAAGCACAAATAAAGTTCACACAAGAAGTTGCTAAGCAATGTAATAATTATGTTCCATTTCTCACTGGTAGATTAAAAGACATGAGTGTTGAATTAAAAATAGATAAGTTAATTTATAATGCTCCGTATGCTGCTAAACAATATTACACTAATAAAGGCGGCAACAGAGGAGCTTTAAGAGGTAAGTATTGGGATAAAAGAATGTGGAGTGACCGTGGGGATAAAATAGTTCAAAGTATAGCAGCGTTTTGTGGAGGTAAAACAAAATGATAATAGATAGATTAAGAAATTATATAAGAAAATGCCCTCACTTAGACACTTTTAATAATGCTATAAGGGTAAATGTAAATTATCTAGAACCTAATGTAGATACCTATTCTATAGAGGAAGTTCCAATAGAGCCTATAGTTAAAAAGTATGTTAATGGAGATAGTATACGCCAATATGCTTTTATTTTTACGTCTAGAGAGCCTTATGGAGCAGACGTATTAACCAACATAGATAACAGCGGATTTTATGAAAAGTTCGCCGAATGGATTGAGGAAAATAACAATAATGATATATTGCCAGTGCTAGAAAATAACTTAGAACCTTTAGAAATTAAAGTTACTAGCACTGGCTATGCTTTTGCAGTAACGCAGGACACTGCACAATTTCAGATACAGTTAAAATTAAAATATTTTAAGAAAGGAATGATATAAATGGCAGTTAGAAAGAGAAAGATACAAGCAAATTATTTAGAAGTAGCAGGTGCATTTGAGTTACTAGGAACAGGCTTTACAGAGTTAAATGAAAGTCCTTCAGCCCAAACTACTAGTAAAAGATATATAAATCAATCAAGTGCAAGTCAAAGTATTACCGGATATGAGTGGGCTACTGAATTTACAGCGGATCAAATTGCAAGTGAAAAGGCTATAGAACATATTAGAAATATTGGGGAAATGCAATTGACAGGTCCAGATACTGAAACAGATTACTTAATAGTAGATTTGGATAAGCCTTCAGATACTACTGGTTTTAGAGCTAGAAAATTTAAAGTAGCAATATCAATTGATTCTTTTCCAGATAATGATGGGGAATTAGGAATCGAAGGTAGTTTCTTAGGGATTTCGGATCCAATATTAGGAACATTTGATACAACTACTAAAAAATTCACAGAAGGTTTTACACCTAAAACAGAAGGAACAACTACAATTGAGGAGGGTAAATAATGAAAATTAATGGAGTGGAATTACAAGATATTGATTTCTTGGATTTAGAAGTAGCTGAAAAATACGAAAAAGCACTTAACAATGTGGAAAAAATAGCTGCAAGTTTAGAAGGTGCCACCATAACTGAAAGCATCAGAAAACAGTGTAACGCAGTGTTTGACAGTTTCAATATACTTTTTGGAGAAGGTACGGATAAAAAGATATTCGGTAATAAAGTTAATTTACTTACTTGCTTGAAAGCATTTGAAGAGCTGGTTGAGTACGTTAATACACCAAATGAAGAAGTTAAAAGTTTTGTAAATAAATATTCTCCAAACAGGGCGAAAAGACGTTCTAAAAAATAATGAACTTGTTAATTGATTTAGTACCAACTACAATTGAAATAGAGGATGTGGAATATGAAATAAATAGTGATTTCCGCACCTCTATTTTATTTGAGCTTTTAATGCAAGATAATGAACTGAGTGAAGAAGATAAGATTATACAAGCCTTACAACTTTATTATCCTGTTATACCACCTAATATTAATTTAGCTGTAGATAAAATGTTATGGTTCTATAGATGTGGGAAGGACATGATACCTTCTAAAGGTAGTGGAAAAGGCAAAGGAGTAACACAAATTTATAGCTTCGAATATGACGATGACTACATCTATTCAGCCTTTTTAGACCAATATAGAATTGATTTGCAAGACATAGAATATCTACATTGGTGGAAGTTTAAAGCAATGTTTAAGGCTCTTAGGGAAGATAATGAGATAGTAAAAATAATGAGATATAGAAGTATGGATTTATCTAAAATAAAAGATAAAGAAGAAAAAAATTATTATAGAAAAATGCAAGAGTTATATAAGATTCCAATCGCTAAAGATGAAAAAGATAAGTTAGAAGAAATAAATAATATCTTACTAAATGGTGGAGATGTTAGCAAAGTATTGTAAAATGTTCTTCCTGTAATGTATAATCATGTTAATGGGAGGGATCACAATGGGAATCTTTAGTAGGAAGAATAAAAATGGTGATAGAAGTGTTAATTTATCCTTCATAGATGGAATAGAAGGATATGGAAAGGGATTAGCTGTTGAGCTTAGCATAAATACAAAAAAAGAATGTTTAACTATAAAATCTAGAGTGGTTAAAAAGCCAGAAGTTAATTTAAAGTTTGAACAAATAACAGGTATAAATGTTATTAGTGAAAAAGATATAATAGAGAAAAGTAAAAGTACAGTCGGAAGAGCGGCAGTTGGTGGAGTTTTATTAGGCCCCTTAGGTGCTATTGTAGGTGGTATGAGTGGCATAGGTAACAAACAAAAAAGTAAAACTCATTATTATATGGTTATAAACTATATGTCTAAAGATAGGGAAGTAAAAGTTTTATCTTTTGAAATAGTTGGGGCAAGTTTACACTGGTCATCATTTGTGGAAGGATTAAGAAGTAAAATAAATGCTGAAACCTTAGAGAATGAGGAAGTATATTTATAACACTTGGGAATCCAGGTGTTATTTTTTTATGATTGAAAGAGGTGATTAATATTGAAGAAATAAGATGTCCTAATTGTAATCAGTTATTATTAAAAGCTGATTATGCTAAAGGAGAAATAAAATGTACAAGATGCAAGAAAATAATTAAACTAGAAATTGAGCAAAGAACAGAGCCAAACCACACCATAGAGTAGTGAGTGAGCCTGTCTTTTTTTATTTTATTTAAAAAGGCAGGTGAAAATTATATGGCAGATGGTAGCATTGTTATAGATACTAGAATTGATAGTAGTGGTGCTGAAAAAGGAATAGGAAAATTAAATAGTATAGCTAAAGCTGGTGCGAAAGGTTTTGGCATTGCAGTAGCAGGAGTTGCTACTGCGGTAGGTGGGTTATCTATTGCAGCGGTTAAAGTTGGAATGGGTTTTGAAGAAGGTATGTCTAAAGTACAAGCTATTTCTGGTGCTACAGGGGAAGAAATAAAACTTCTTACAGATAAAGCAAAAGAAATGGGTGCTAAGACTAAATTTAGTGCTGGAGAAAGTGCACAGGCATTTCAATATATGGCTATGGCTGGATGGAAAACTGGCGATATGTTAAACGGTATTGATGGAATAATGAATCTAGCCGCAGCGTCTGGGGAAGATCTGGCACTGGTTTCTGATATTGTTACGGACGCTCTTACTGCGTTTGGTATGTCTGCTAAAGATAGTGCTCAATTCGCAGATTTATTAGCTAGTGCTGCAAGTAATTCAAATACCAACGTTTCAATGTTAGGTGAATCTTTTAAATATGTTGCTCCAGTTGCAGGTGCTTTAGGACATAGTGCTAAAGATACAGCCTTTGCTCTTGGTTTAATGGCTAACGCTGGAATAAAAGGTAGTCAAAGTGGTACTGCGTTAAGAGCATCTTTAACTAATTTAGCACATCCTAGTAAGCAAATGGCTGAGGAAATGGATAGATTGGGAATATCTTTAGTTGATTCTAATGGTAAGGTTAAAGAAGGTAAAGCTCTTTACGATGAGTTAAGGCAAAAATTTAGTGGACTTACAGATGCTCAAAAAACTCAATCAGCAGCAACTATTTTTGGTAAAGAAGCTATGAGTGGAATGTTAGCTATTATTAATGCTTCAGAAGGAGATTACAATAAACTTTATAACAGTTTAACCAATTCAGCAGGTGCAGCTGAAAACATGGCTAAAACTATGCAAAATAATCTAGCAGGTTCAATTGAACAGCTAGGTGGAGGTTTAGAAACATTAGGATTAACTGCTTATGACAAATTTAAGGGGCCTATGAAGGATGCTATTGATACAGCAACGGAAGCAGTAGATTCTTTAGTTGATAGTCTTGCAAATGGACAATTAGGCGAAAGTGTAGATAGAATAGCAGTAAGTTTTGGGAAATTAATAGAAAAGTTATCTGAAAGTGTTACAAACTGGTTACCTAAAATAATTGATGCTTTAGCATGGATAATGAATAATGCTAGTTTTATAGCTTCAGGAATAGCAGGAATAGGAACAGCATTAATGGTTTTAAATGTTGCTAATATGATAATGGGCTTAGTTGAAGCTTTTAAAGCTTTTAAAGCAGCTAATGAAGGGGCAACTGTAGCACAATGGTTGCTAAATGCTGCGATGGCAGCTAATCCTATAGGATTAGTAATATCGATTATAGCTGGATTGATAGCTGGAATAATAGTTCTTTGGAACACTAACGAAGGTTTTAGAAATGCAGTAATAGGTGCATGGAATGCTATTTTAGGAGCGGCTCAAACAGTATGGGGCGGAATAGTTAATTTCTTTACTGTGGATATACCTGCCGCATGGCAATCAGTATTAGATTTTTTTAATGGTGTACCTGGTTGGTTTGCTGATCTATGGACTACAATACAACAAGCTTTTGTAGATGGTTGGAATGCTATAGTAAATTTCTTTACACAGACTATCCCACAATGGATAAGCAGTGTGGGAGAATGGTTTAATGAATTACCTCACCTAATTGGTTATGCCTTAGGATATGCTTTAGGAACTATAGTTAAGTGGGGAGTAGACACATGGAATTATCTTGTTACCAATGTACCTATTTGGATAAATAATGTTGTTAACTTTTTTGCTACATTACCAGGTAGGATTTGGACTTGGTTAGTTAATACAATTAATAGAATAGTAAATTGGGGACAACAAACTTATACCAATATGGTTAATGCTGCTACGAGGGCTATAAACGCAACTATTCAATGGTTTGCTACTCTGCCAGGGCGAATATGGACTTGGTTGGTTAATACTATATCTAGGGTAGCAGAATTTGCAGTTAATCTAGCGAACAGAGCCCGAGAAGCCGGAGCTAATATGGTAACTAATATAGTTGAAGCAGTTAGAAATTTACCTTCTAGATTTTTGGAGATAGGTAGAAATATTGTAGAAGGTGTATGGAATGGTATTACTGGAATGGCTGGATGGATTAGGGATAGAGTAAATGGATTCTTTAGTGGAATTGTAGATGGTGCTAAAGACGCTTTAGGTATACATTCACCTTCCAGAGTTTTTAGGGACCAAGTAGGAAAATACATGGCCCAAGGTGTTGGAGTTGGTTTTACTGATGAAACCGATAATATAAAAAAATCTATGGAAAAAGATTTATCAAACCTTACTACTAAAATGAAAACTACAGTTGACTTTGAAACTTCTAGAACATCAAGAGCAATGACCGCTGGAGTTAATAAAACTATAAATAATACGAATGAAACAGTAACTAATAATGATAATGGATTAACTTTAAAAGTTGATAAGTTTATAAATAATACAAAACAAGATATAAAAGACATAGCCGAAGAACTTGAATTTTATAGAAAACGTAATTCATTAGCGACAGGAGGGATATAATGGAAGTTGGATTTATTTGGAAGGGTATTCATAGCAATGAGAAGGGATTAAAAATTATATCCCTTCCTAATATCACAACTCCAGAAAAAAGGGAAGAAAAAATAATTATTCCAGGAAGAGATGGATATTTAACACAAAGTGATGGGGGTTATGAAGGTGAAGTTAAACCTGTAGAATTTGATATTAAACATGATAACTTTGACGAAATTAAAACATGGTTAAATGGGAGTGGAGAAGTTATATTTTCTAATGAGCCAGATAGATATTATAAAGCAAGAATAATTAATAAATTAGATTTAGCTAGAGTTCTTGAAAAGTTTCATAGCGGAATAATACAATTCGATTGCCAACCATTTGGTTATTTACAAAAGGAAGTAATGCAAATAATTACTCCAACTACTATTTATAATCAAACCAATAAAGATTCTGAGCCTTATATAAGGGTTTATGGTAGTGGAACTATAACATTAAATATAAATGATAAAGTTATTAAATTTACTAATGTTGAAAATTATATAGAAATAGATTCAGAATTAATGGAGTGCTATAAAAATAATACACCTCTAAATAATCATATGTATGGTGAGTTTCCTATATTTCAAGTAGGAGAAAATAAAATAAGCTGGACAGGTAATGTATCTAAAATAGAAATAACTCCGAGATGGAGGTGCTCGTAGTGATTACACTTTACAATGAACTAGAAACTGACTTCACTCATAATGGAATAGGAATATTAAAAGACTGCTTAAAATGTGAAACGCACAGAGATTTGAGCGGTCTTTTTTCTTTAGAATTAGAATATCCAATACATTCTAAAATGGCTAATAAAATAGAAAAATTCATGATAATTAAAGCTCCAACTCCGACAGGTTTACAATTATTTAGGATACAAGAAAGAGAAAGAGATTTAGGGACAATAAAAATTCATGCTACGCATATTTTCTTTGACTTAGTTAGAAATTTTATAGCTGATACTAACATAATAGGTAAAACAAGAATTGAAGCAGTGCAACAGGTACTTGATAAGACTTTAACTCCTCATAAATTTATAGTTGAAGGTAGCTATGGAGGGAAACAAAATAATTGCAGAATAGTAAGGTATAATCCAGTAAAAGCTTTATTGGGTGATGAAGACAATACAATTAAAAATAGATGGGGACTTGAGCTTGACTTTGATAATTATAAAATTATAGCTAAAGAAAAAATAGGAAAAGAAACAGGAGTGCTAATTGCATATAAAAAAAATATGCTAGGTATTACTGAAAAACTTGATATGAGTGAGGTTGCAACTAGAATAGTACCGCAAGGAGCAGAGGGGCTGTTATTGCCAGAGTATTATATTGATAGTCCTAACATTGGAGCTTATTATCAACCTTTAATAGCTCATGTAAAATTTGAAGATATAAAGGTAAAAGAACAGCCTGAAGAAGGACAGGAATCTACAGAAGATGATGAAGGGTTTGAAACTAAAGAAGAAGCATACGCTGAAATGAGAAAGCAAGTTAATAGATTATTTACAGAAACTAAAATAGATATACCTTACTTTAATTATGAAGTTGAATTTGAGGAATTAGGCAAAACAGAAGAATATAAACAGTTTAAGAGCCTTGAAAATATTAATATCGGTGATACTGTAACAGTTAGGCATGGTGAGTTAGGTTTAGATTTGAAAGGTAGAATAATAGCATATGATTACAATTGCTTATTAAAAAAATATATAAAAATAGAATTGGGTATGTCTAAAAAAGATTTAACATTAACTATAAAACAAGCTATGGCAGAAATTGAATTCACTAAAGAAAAAATAGAAATGGAAGTTTCCAATTTAGATAAAAGTTTAAGTAGTAAATTGGAAATAACAGAAAAGCATATAATGACAGAAGTCACAAATGTTAATAAGAGTTTAAATAGTAAAATTGAACAAACAGCAGAAACAATAACATTTACAGTTAATAATCAAATATCCAATGTAAATAGTAAAATTGAACAACAGGCAGATAAAATAAATTTGGTTGTAGATGGTGGGGGAAGTATAAAGGCTGCACAAATTGCTTTAGCTATAGCTAATGATAGCAGTTCTATTAATATGTTAGCAGATACTATAAATATAATCCCTCATGATGGTGTTATTAATTTTTCTAATGGTACAAGTATAGATACTAGAGATAGTTCAGGGCAAAACAGGGATAACTTTATAAGATTACGTGCAGATAAATATCATTATGTTTGCGTGGATGCTAACGACGGAGCTATAAGTTTATTTTTCCCAGGCGGCGGCGGTTCACATGCTTATTGGACTTTTAAAAAGGATGGTCTGTATAAAGATGGGGTAAAAGTATTATAAGAAAGGAGATTTACATGGATAAACCGTTTAATTTAATTATAGATACAAAACGTAGTACTTATAATGCTGTAAGAGGATTAAAGCAGGGGGACAATAATTCTGTATTAAATATTATTTTAGTGCAGAATAGTGTACCTTTTAATTTAACTGGATTAACAGTAAGAATAAATTATAAAAGGCCAGATAGTAAAATATTTCTCCAAATGGCAGATGTGGTTAATGCTACAGATGGGAAAGTAAAAATAAATATACTTACTAAAGCATTAGAAAGTATAGGAGAAGTTAAGGCAGACTTAAGTATTTTTGATAAAGATAATAGAAAAATAACAAGTGCAACATTTTCTATGTTTGTAGATGGTTCTATATACAGAAATGATTATATAGATAAAGAAGATTTGGATTTAATACAGAGCATTTGGGTTGAAGAAGATAAAAGAATTAAACAGGAAAAAGAAAGAAAGTCAAATGAAGAAAACAGAAAAGATGCTGAAAATGCTAGAGTAGAAAGTGAAGAAAACAGGAAACTAGAAGAAATTAAAAGAGTAGATAGTGAAAACATTAGAGTAGACAATGAAGCAGGAAGAGAAAAAAGTGAAGATACTAGAATTGAAAATGAAAAAACTAGAGATGAAAGTGAAAGTAAAAGGATAGAGAATGAAGAAAATAGAATTGCCAAAGAATCTGAAAGAATAGAAGCAGAAAATAAAAGAATAGAAAATGAAACGGATAGGCAGCAAGGATATGCCAACATGGAAGATACTATAAATAATTTTTCAGTATGTGAAGAATTTGATTTAACTAAAGAATATAAGAAATATAATAGAGTTGTTTATAATGGTAGTTGCTGTGAATGTTTAAAAGATTGTACTAACATATATCCAGTTAATAAAGAATACTGGATTTGTATAGCTACAAAAGGTAAGGACGGACTAGGTTCTGGGAATATGCATACAGACACCTATGACAAAAATCAAAATGGAATAATTGATAAAGCTGAATCTATAACGGATGGATTTATAACATATAACGTAACAGATATTAATAATACACTAAGCACTTTAAATGCAAATGACCAAAATGCTAGAGAAGAAATCATGGATATTAAACTTAAACTAAAAGAAAAGTTAGCGATTGATTTTATCAATAAGTCGGGAATAGGATTCTTCGATACCTTCGAGACAAATGAATATATAGAATCAACTACAGCTAAATGGAATAAAGCAGATACAACAATTGACTTTGGAAATCCTGAGTTAGAGCAATTAGTATATCAAGCAGTAGACAACTCAAATGAAATAGAACTAGTAGGCGACCAACTAAAGGTAGGGGATTCAATAAAAGTAGGAGATAAACTAATAACAATAGAGGAGGTACTATAATGCCATATGTAGGAGTTGAAAAGTTCGGTTCATTTGCAGTTGATGGGTATTTAAAGCCAATGCCAGATAAACCTTGGTTTACAAACAACTATCCTGGGAGCTTATCAGACCGAGGTAAGGGAACTATTAGTGCAATTGAAACTGGTCAAGAAATACAAATGAGAAATACCGATTCAAATCCAAATTATCAAATATCTTGGGTACACATTAAAGATGGAAATAAACACATCTATATATCAACCAAAGTATTAGCAACAAACGTATCCTGGAATTATCTAAATGAACGTAATATGATATATGGTAGGAGTGTTACAATAGATGGCAAGGCATACAAGCAAAGAGTATTAACAGGTGGAGACCTGCAAAACCAAAACAACGAGTGGGATACAATAATACGAAACACAGCAAACATCACAGGCTTACCAAAACCAACTCAAGAAGATTTAACAAACACCAATACTTATGGTCAATTAGATGGAGACCATAACCAATTATGGAATTGGTGGGGAATACGTACAATTTGTCAAGAGACTCTATATAGTAGAGGGTACACAGGTGCATCAGGAAGTATAAGTAGTAGCCCTCCAGAGAGGTCTCCAGCGTTAGGTTGGAGACCAGTACTTGAGTATATAGAATTAGACCCACCCGGCAAACCAATACCAGTATACCCAACATCAGAAGATAAGACATACCCAGAACCAATAAAAGGTGAGATTACTTTACAAACCAAATATAACGGTGAGGGGTCTTTAGAGCAAATGGAAGTGTTAGTATATAATTACACTCAACAAAAGTTTGAATACAAGTCTGGAGAGGTAGCAAATACAACAGGAGCAATGCAACTTCCAGTAACATTCAAGGCGGGTAACAATTATAAGATAACAGTAAGACATAAA